CTCATCACCTCAGCAGATAAAAAACGTCTTGAGGCTTTGTTTAAAGATAAGACACGTGTAGTGTACGATGAGTTTGAAGAGTATGCCCGCCCTGGAATTGTATCTACCCGTCAAGAAGGATACCTCCACTTAGGTCGTAGGGATGCCAAGACAGGATCAGTTACCGGATTGGATTCTCAGATTATCACCAAGGAGACAGTTGAAACACCAACAGCATTCGAGGCGTATCGTGCGATGCATATTTTTATAGACGAATGTATGCTTCATCCTAAGGCCGACAAGGTTTATAAATCTGCTCAAGCAAGTACCAAATCAGGATTTGTTAAGGTTGCCCCAATTGTCATTGGCGGTAGCGCTGGTGAGGCTACATCAATTGGCCAGAAGTTAGCCAAAACATTGTGGGATAATGCCGAGGCTTTGAAGATTCTAACCATCTTTCTTCCTGGCTATCAAGGGATTATGGAAGCCCCCGAATTAGACGAAAATGGTAAGGAAACTGGCAAAATATTAAACTTCTGCCCCAATGGTTACAGCAATGAAAAGGCTGCGACAGATTGGATTATGCAGACACGTGGTGTATTGGACAGAATGGAAGATAAGTCGTATCTGAATTCTTTCATTAAGCAGTACCCTTTAGACATACAAGAGGTATTCTCAGTAAGTGGCCAAGGTGCTTTCCCTAAGCACATCATGAATAAATTAGACACGCAAGAACGTATGATTCTATCAACTCGCCCACCGATTGATAGGTCTTATTTACATCGTGATTTCTCTGGAGCAATTATAAAGAGGCCCGACATCACCAGTCCTATGTATTTTCTTGAAGAACCCAATCCTGATCACACGTACATCGCTGGCATTGACCCGATTCCATACAACTCAAAGAACATGGGAGATGGTTCTAAGCAAGCCATCATCATCAAGAATATAGATACCAATAGGTATGTTGCTTACTATTCAGAACGGGACTCAGATCCTGATCAAATAGTCAACAATATGATACTGCTCCAAGAGTACTACAATAACGCCATAGCAATGATAGAAATAAATCGTGGTGGTGTGACTAAGGAGAAGTACAAACAATTGGGTAAATCAAATTTGCTAGCAAAGAAGCCTATCTTTTTGGGTAGAGGATTCTGGAAGGACGATGATTCTGTAGGATACTATAAGAACGATATCACAGCAGAACGTGGCAATAGCTATCTGATAGATTATCTGAATGGCTATTGTCAAGACATATGGTTTTTAGATTTGATTATGGAACTAAAGAGTTACTTAATTGAAAACACGGATATCGCAGATGGTATGGTGGCTTGTGAAATCATGCACAAGAATATCATTAAGCGTTTTGAGAAGACCAAACCCGTAGCAGTAACAACCAAAGAGATACCTATGTTGGAGTATCAGAATGGTCGTTACGTCAGAGTCTGGAAGACCGTTAAGATTTAAAGTAATTGCAATTGCGGAGGGTTAATTAAAGCCAAGAGTTTATTGCATTCATTGATAAAGAAATCCATATTCAAATTATTGAGGTCGAAGTCTTCCAATTTATTGTAGGGGAAGGTTTGATATCCCTCGCACAAGTGGTGCTGTCTACCATCCTTATTTAACTTAAGCGATACACCGCCCTTGATTACCGGTATAAATCTATAAATCTTACCGAATTCCAATCTTTTTTCCTCGTTGCCATCAAGGTATGCAAACTCTACGTGCCAGCCCTTAGAAGCCTTGTAACGACCACAGAAGTCCAAGATGTTCTTATGCTTGCGTAATGTTACTTCGATGGGCGTATTGTTTACGAAATATTCTCGTACTGCTAGAGGCACGACCATATATGAGTTATCCTTGTGCCAATCTTTCTTGGTTTCAAAAGCTCCCTTCTCCTTAATCTTTCCGAATTCATCTACAGCAATGTAATTGTTTACATCCCGGATAATCATCTTGGAGTAATTGGCGTATTCCAATTGCAACTTGGTGATTGCTTCCCACTCTTTACAGATTTTTATGATGTCATCTTGTAACAAATAACTATATAAAATTGTTACACCATCTGTGTTAACTTGTAGTAGCGATGCACCTTGGCGAACTAAACGCTCTACCAACATTGTTAAAAGCAATTGTCCGTTCACAGTGACTGCGAAGAAGACATTCGGATCGTAGAAACACGATACATCTGAGCCCGTCTTACCAAAGAGGCCATTCAGTGCCAACTTGAGTGCATCCGAGGTTAACTTATCCCCTTCTTTCTGTGCCTTTACTCTCTCTTGGAAGATATCGGAGTACACCTTGATAAAGGTATCTTGGTCCATCTGCTTAGGGTGTAGGCGATTCTGAATAAATAAGTTAGGGTAATATGACTTCACATCAATGTCAAGTATTCCGTGTGTAAAATTTGACTGATACACCCCTGGCTTAACGCATCCGTGTATACCGCCTACTCCATAATCAATTTGAATATTGTTGTATTGAACGCTGAAGGAGAATGATTTCTTCTGCTGCGCAATTCTCTGTACTCGAATATTGTTATCACGAAATTTATCGAATAACTCATTGGTCGATAGTCGAGTATCCATATTCTCAACAAAGTTCCTTAGAAACTGCGAGGAAGATACCGTCTCTTGCATTAGTCTCATCAACTTCTGGAAGCCAGGCTCGACAAAGGAAACATACGGAAAGATAATCTTCTTCAGAGCTACATCTGTTCTCTTACCACGTATCTCTTTGAGTTGTGCCACAGGCATATCCATAGTGTCAGAAAGGTATTTTAAAAAGATTGATTCTCCGATGATTACATCACTCTTATTCATCACTTTTAATTTGTACTTCTTACTTATTTTCTTACGCAACTCAATCTTCTCCTTGCACATAGAATAAAACTTGGCAGTGAATAGCACATCATTTTTATTGTATTCCAATAAAGTAGGCAGATTGGTTGGAGTAATGGTGGTGGTGTGATCCATAGGCATATCCATTACGTTATCCCATCCACACGAAACCTCTAAGGCTTTCAAAGAAGTTGACCTCGCCTTATTGTCGTAGTGATTCAGCAGATACAAATCCAATTGATTAATACTCTGCTTGCTATAAGTCTTTTTCTCAGCGTTGATTAATGTCTGAGCAAATGAATATATCAGTTCGCCCGTATTTAATCGGTTTTCTACGATGCTAGAGACCACGGGCCAGTCAAAGTGTAGGTTGTTAAAGCCTACCATACCGGCTTTTTTCTTCTCAAGCATTTTAATATACTGAACAAATTCAGTATGCTCATTCTGGAAATCTGTAATTACAAACTGGTTTATCTCCTTGGTGTGAGGATCATAATCTATGTACGTAAAGCAATTAATAAATGTTTCTACATCGTATACTCTTATCATTTTAATCTATATGTGTAATTGTGAATTAATAAAATACCATGAGATGTGTGCAGTTCAAGATAATAATACTTGCCTATCTTACTCCAGCCCTCACAAATCAATGATATTTCTCTGTCTTTTAATCGGTATGATTTATATTTAAATTTGTCAAAAAGATATGGATTCAGGTTGAATTCCACTACCTCTTCCCCACGCTTGTGGTGAAGTGAACAAATCATTGGAATTTGTTTCAATATCATTTTTTATCGTCATTAAATTGTTAAAAATTCCATCTTCGCTGTACTGACCCGACTCACGATTAAACTCGTAATCTATTCGGCCCAACTTACCACGGAAATGATATTTCATTTTCTGAATGTGAACCTCTACCGGATCTTTCTGTCCGTTATCAAAGGTTCTGTGTACTGCAATACCAATATCTGGTACGTTAAAGAAGTGGTGTGAGCCCGAAATATCGTACAAGCGAGGTACATTGTAGCCAGCACTTGTCTTATCCATCTTACGAGGGTGGGCCACTAGGCATACATTGACATTAAACTTAACAGCAAATTGTTTTAGCTTACGAAGTAAGTTACCAATCTTCTCGTTAGAACTCTCTTCAGAACTTTCTTGCTCGATGTAGTTAAAAGGATCTAAGCATAAGCAATCAATACCATTACGCTTGACCAACATCTCAGCCAAACGCAATAGGTTGGTGATGCTGTAGTCTTGAATGGTTTCGACATTGTAAAACCAAAAGTGTTTGTCTATGATACCAACAGCAGTTTCAACTTCTACAGAGTTCATTTTGTTCAG